GTGAACTTCCTGAGCGACCAGACGGTGATTCGCGCCGTGGCCCGCGTGGCGATCACGCACGCCAACCTTGGCACTGACACCGTGGCTGGCCCGATGATCGGCCTTGTTGGTGCGTGAGCCTGAAGGCTTGACGTGATGTGCAAACTAGGCGGGCCGCTCCAACTCGGGGCGGCCCGCTCTCTTTTTAAGGGTTGCCCATGATCGTCAAGGTAGGTGGCACAGAAGCCGACATCCGGGTGGAAGCCGTGCTCTCGATGCCCAGGCTCTCGTTTACGGCCAATCACTTCGCATGGGCTCAGGCACTCATGCCGCTGGGGATTCGCCCGACAATGGGAACTGGCTGTTTTTGGGATCAGGTGAACACCCGCGTCATGGAAAAATTCATCGACACCGCAGAGTTCCTACTTCTAATAGATTACGACACATTTTTCTGTCGTGAAGACGTGGAACACCTGTTCGCCATGGCGATGACGTTCCAATGCGATGCCATCACTGGGCTGCAAACGAAGCGGGAAGACGGCCGCCCGATGCTGACGCTGAAGGGCACGCTGGACAATCCACCCAAGGACGGCACCACAAGCCTGCCTGCGTCGTGGTTTGCCGAGCCTGTGCAGGAAGTGGACACGGCACACTTCGGCCTTACCGTGATTTCTACGGCGGCCCTGAAGCGTGCGAAGAAGCCTTGGTTCCTTTCGACGCCCGGCCCTGACGGTTCTTGGAACGAAGGCCGCGTCGATCCCGACATCCACTTCTGGCGCAACTGGCGCGAGAGTGGCAACCGCGTGTACGTCACGCCCCGCGTGGTTTTGGGCCACGGCGAATACGTGGTGACGTGGCCCGGCCAGAACCTTGGCACGCCTGTTTTCCAATGGACTACGGATTTCACGAACACGAGCAAGCGACCCGACACTGCATGGAGCGTGCCACAGTGATGAAGATGAAGTTCACCCGTGCCTGGCGTGGCTACCGCAAAGGGCAGACGGCAGAGATCCCCGGCGGGCTTGCCGTTCAACTATTGGCCCAGCACGTTGCCGTTGAGGACACGCAGGGCGAATTGATTGAGACGGCTGCCATCGAGCACGAAGTGGAAACGGCCGACGCCACGCCTAAGCGGAGACGCAGGAAATGATGTACCGCAGCCTTGCTAGAGCGACTGCCCCCGTGGTCGAGCCTGTGACGCTTGCCGAAGCGAAGGCACATTGCCGGATCGACACCAGCACAGATGATTCCTACGTCCAAGCCTTGGTAACTTCAGCCCGCGAGTGGTGCGAGCAGTACCTCGACCGGACGCTGGTACACACCCAGTGGGTCATGCGGTTCGACAAGTTCCCGCCTGACGGCACCATGGACATCGAACTGCCACGCCCGCCTATGGCAGCGGCTGGCACAACCACAGCGGTAGCCCTGACGTTCACCTATGAGAATGGCACGACTGCCACCTACGGCACGGGCAGCTACCGGGTGGACCGGAACGCCACACCGGGCAGCGTCAAGACGCTCTACGGCCAGACGTGGCCGCCGCACCTGCAAGACGACAACGCTATCAGCGTGACCTGGTGGGGCGGTTACGGGGCCAGCGGGACAGATGTGCCAGCTGCGATCCGGCACGCGATGCTGATGCTGGTTGCCTACTGGTACGACAACCGCTCCACGGTGCTCGTTGGCAGCATTAGCAAGCAGTTGGAATTTGCCGTGGAATCCCTGCTCTCGTCACAGAAGTGGGGCTCCTACCGATGATTCGGCCCGGCGACCTCCGCGAGCGTATCACCGTGCAGATCGCCAGCGGCACAACCAACGCTTTGGGCGAAACGGTGCTGGCGTGGGCAGACTCGTCTGCCGTGTGGGCCAGCGTTGAAGGCGTAAGCGCCCGCGAGGCCCTGGCTGCCGGGCAGCAGGAGACCACGATCAGCCACAAGGTGCGGCTGCGTTACCTGCCGGGCCTCAGCCAGAACATGCGGTTCTCTTGGCGTTCCCGCACACTCGACATCGTGAGCCTGCTTGAGCACGGCAACCGCAGCGAACACGAAGCGATTTGCCAGGAGCAGATTCCCTAATGGCAATCTTTGCTGGTGAGCCGCTGATCAAGTTGGCCCTCGGGCGTGGCAAGGAAGCCAAGGCGTGGTTTTCCCTTGCGCCGCTGGATGACGTGATTTCCGAATTGAAGAAGCTCGATAAGGACATCAGCAACCGCTACCAAGCCCGTGCCTTGAAGAAGGCGTCGAAGCCCGGCAAGGATGCCCTGCTGGCACAGGTGCGAAGCATCGGGCAGGTGACGGGCAACCTGCTGGCGAGCGTCACTGATCGCACGAAGAAGTACACCAACAACAAAACGAACACGCCCGTGTCGGTGGTGGTGATCGGCTTCCGTAGGCCGACCGGTGGCGGCAGCCAGCGAATGGCTGAATCGGCCTTCGGCGGTTCTGTCCAGAAGGGGCCGAACCGGGCGTACCACTCCCACTTGGTGGAGTTCGGCACCAAGGGGCGGCGCAGCCCCGGCAAGAGCAAGGTAGTGAAACGCCGCCGCGTGATTCTCGACGGGCGGATCATCACGCAAAAGGACAGGGTGAAACAGCGGCCAGAGAACAACCCGCGCGAAATGCTGTCGTCTTGGAACACCAGGCGTGGCAAAGGATCGTGGCAGGGCAAGTACCCCATCGACTTCATCGCCACGGGATCGGTCGCCCCCATGCCTGCACTGCGTCCGCTGGAAAAGGCGTTTAAGCAGTCGCTGCCTGCGATGAAAAGCATCCTTGACGTGGAAATGCGGAAGGCGTTGACGCTTGCCCTACGTGCCCAGGAGCGCCGCAACAAGGCGGATGGAAAATGAAATCCCCCGAAGCCGTCATGCGAAACGCCCTAGTCACCACAACTGTGGTTTCATCGATCGTTTCGTCTCGGATCTTCCCGTTGCTTGCGCCGCAGTCGGCGGCCCTGCCGTTCATCACCTATCGGCGCAGCGGCATCCGCAGGCAGCAGACGCTTAGCGGCCCGATGGGCGTGCCGCAGGTGAGCGTTGATTTCGACGTGTACGCCGCCACGTACGAAGGTGCTAGAGACTTGGCCGACAAAGTGCGGCAGCGTCTGGATGGGTACGGGGGCACGTTCGACAATGCAGAGGTGAAGCAGGTCTCGCTCGAAAACGAGCAAGACGACTTCGTACAGCTGGCGGGTGCTGAAATGCCGCCGGTTTATAGCGTCAAACTATCGTTCGATTGTTGGTGGCAGGAGACATAAGCAATGGCATCGACGCCCCATGACAGCAGCGGCACGACGGTAACTTTTCCGGGCTTCACCGGCAGCGTTACCAATCTGACGTACAACAAGAACGACGTTAGCGCCAGCGACACTATCGACATTAGCCATCTCGGCCTGACAACCGGCGCTGCTGTCTTGACGCAGAACCGTCCGCTGGCTGGGTCTGCAACCGACACGGGGCGGGAAGTGTCGATTGACTTTGTTGGCACTGGCGGCATAGACGACGGTGCCACCGGCACGCTGGCGATCACGGGCGGACTGTCGCTGTCAAAGGCTGCCACCGTTGCGAGTTGCTCGGTGACGCTTGCTGTGAACGATGTCATCCGTGGCTCTGCTACCTTCCGCGTTGCCCGCTAGTTCACGGGAGGTTTTCCCGTGGCAAGTTACAGCACAGGCATCACGGTCACGTTCGACGGCGCGGCTGCCACGGAAGTTACGGGCCTGTCGTGGACGTGGGGCGGCGGATTGCCCAAGGGCCGCAGCGTTGTCTGGACTGACGATGCTGGCTCTGTCAGCGTTCAGACGATTGGCGTCGTAAGCACCGCCCCCTATGGAACTCTCGGCACGCTGACGATTACCGGCGGCGGCATGAACTTGACGTGCACTGCATGCTGTACTTCCGTGAGTGCGGCGGCAGAACTCAACGGAGTGACGCGCTACACCGTCGAGTTTCAAATCATCCAATAAGGCAACCAATGTCACTGACAAGAGAACAGATCGACGCAGCAGACGACGCCAAGATCATCAAGGTGCAAGCCTTCGGCGGCGAATGCTGCTTGCGGCTGATGAGCGTGGGCGAACGCGACTCCTACGAGATGAAGCTAGTCGAGGCGGGCGGCAAGGCTATTCCCGACTTTCGCTCTGAGTTGCTGTCGCGGACGCTCTGTGATGAGAAGGGCAACCTGATCTTCCCCGGTGAAGAAGGTGTCGAAGCCTTGAAGGTTCGCAGCAGCGACCAGATGCACAAACTGTGGCAAGCGGCCATGAAGCACAACGCACTGACTGAGGAGGAGATCAAGAGACTAGCGGGGGAATAAACGCCCGTCCGACGTTGCATTTCAAGATGCGTCTGGCGGGCCACCTTCGGATGACGTTGGAACAAATCGACGCAATGGATTCACGGGAGTTCAGTCGATGGATCGCGTACTCCAGGTGGTTCAGCCCGCTCGAAGATTCATGGACGCAGACCG